GGTATATCTGGATATTCTGGATTTAGTGGCACAAGCGGATATTCTGGTGCCACTGGGCCTCAAGGCACATCAGGTTATTCTGGATATTCAGGAATTTCTGGTGCACAAGGCGCACAAGGCGCATCGGGATATAGCGGACAGTCTGGTTTTAGCGGATATAGTGGTTCAGGCATTTCGGGTTATTCTGGGTTTTCAGGATACTCGGGTCAGCAGGGTACTTCTATTAACATTAAAGGTACAGTTCCAACTCCAGCAGATTTGCCTGCAACAGGTAATTTGCCTAATGATGCTTATATTGTTACCTCTAATAAAGATTTGTACGTCTGGAGTGGTACTGCATGGGTTAATGTGGGTCAAATTGTTGGTCCAGATGGTGCCAGCGGTACTTCTGGATATAGCGGATATTCAGGCATTAGCGGATTTAGCGGCTATAGCGGATCAGGTGTTTCTGGTTACAGCGGTTATTCTGGTTCTGGCATTAGTGGTTATTCTGGGTATTCAGGTTATTCGGGTAGCGGAATAAGTGGATATAGCGGTTTCTCGGGAATTAGCGGATTTTCTGGTTTTAGCGGATCAGGCGTTTCTGGGTATAGTGGATTTTCCGGCATTAGCGGTTATTCCGGTTTTTCTGGAAGTGGCGTAAGTGGCTACAGCGGATTTAGCGGATTCTCAGGTGCGGTTGGCATTTCTGGATATAGCGGATTTAGCGGTTACTCTGGTTCAGGTGTTAGCGGTTATAGCGGATTTTCAGGGATAAGTGGCTATAGCGGTGCTGTTGGTCAGTCGGGTATATCTGGGTATAGCGGTTTTAGCGGAAGCGGTATATCAGGATATTCAGGCATTAGTGGATATTCTGGATTGGGTTATTCTGGGTTAACTGCTACAGGTTCTAATTCAATTGGAGTTGGTAGCAAATCATTTACAACCAATTTAGATGCAAGTGTGACCGCATTTGCAGTTGGTCAATATGTGCGAGTTTTTTCGACATCAGTGCCAAGCCAATTTATGGAGGGCTTGATTACATCATATTCAGGCACTTCATTGACTGTAAACGTCACATATGTAAATGGTGGTGCATCATTTAGCAATTGGACTGTTTCACTTTCTGGTGCAGTTGGTACATCAGGGTATAGTGGGTATTCTGGTATCTCAGGATTTAGCGGGATTTCTGGTTTCAGTGGATCAGGTGTATCTGGCTGGTCAGGATTCAGTGGGATTTCAGGGTACTCTGGTTTCAGTGGTTCTGGCGTGTCAGGTTATAGCGGGTACAGTGGATCTGGTGTATCGGGGTACAGTGGTTTCAGCGGGTATAGCGGGTCTGGAATCAGCGGATATTCTGGATTTTCTGGGTCAGGGATCAGTGGTTTTAGCGGTTTTTCTGGATATTCAGGAGCTGGAAGTAGTCCAGGCGGTTCTAATACACAAGTTCAATACAACAATGGCGGTTCGTTTGCTGGTTCTGCCAACATGACTTTTAATGGTACTGTATTGACCACTTTAGGACATACAGTTACCAACGATGCAACCATTCATGGATTGACTGTGGGTCAAGGGGCTGGTAGTGTTTCTACAAATACTGCGGTGGGTGCTAGTGCTTTGGCGGCTAATACGAGTGGCGTTGCCCAAGTTGCTTTAGGCTATAACGCTTTAAACGCAACTACATCTGGGGCTTGGAACACGGCTGCTGGTTACTATGCGTTAAACGCAAACACTACTGGCGGTTATAACGTAGCTATTGGTGGTTCTGCACTTACTCAAAACACCACAGCATCCAACAACACAGCAGTAGGTTACCAAGCTGGATATAGCAATACAACGGGTACCCCATTAACTGCTGTCGGTGCTTTGGCTTTGTATTCCAATACAACGGGCGCAGAGAATGCAGCGTTTGGCTTGTGGTCGCTCAAATTAAACACCACAGGCAATTACAACACAGCAGTCGGTGATTACGTTCTTTTGTCCAACACCACAGCATCTAACAATACAGCAGTTGGTTATCAAGCTGGGTATACAAATAGCACAGGTGCATTCCAATTATTTTTAGGATATAAAGCTGGTTATAGTACAACAACTGGCGGTAGCAATGCTTTTATTGGAGTAGTTGCTGGATACTTAAATACAACAGGAGCATTCAATACTTTTGTAGGAAGTCTTGATGCGTCTAATCAAGGTGTAGGAAATAACAATACTACAGGCAACTATAACACCGCATTAGGTGGTGGTGCTCTTGGCTATAACACCTCAGGATCTAACAACACAGCAGTAGGATATCAAGCTAGTTACAACGCAAATGGTTCTGCAAGTTGCACTGCTTTAGGATATGCCGCAGGTTCTAATTTAACTTCTGGAACAGGAACAGTATGTTTGGGCGCATCAACATTGCTTTCAGCAGGAACAGACAATTATTCAATTGTTATTGGCTACAACACTACTGGCAAAGGTTCGGCAACAGGTTTTATCAATCCTTTTAGTGGTGGTGTCTATCAAGGCAACAACTCATCTTCTTGGTCAACCACATCAGACCAACGCCTGAAGAAAAACATCGTAGACAACACAGTTGGATTAAATGCTATCAATCAGGTTCGAGTTCGCAACTTTGAATACCGTACCGAGGATGAGGTAACGGATTTACCCAAACAAAATGCAGTTAACATTACTGGCACACAGTTGGGCGTAATAGCTCAAGAACTTCAACAAGTATTACCAGACTGCGTAAAGCAAGAAAGCACAGGGGTTTTGTCTGTAGATACAAGTAACATCACTTGGCATCTGATCAATGCAGTAAAAGAACTTTCAACAGAACTTAATGAACTTAAACAAAAAGTAGGAGGTTAAAAATGACTGATATTATTGAACAACCAACCGCAGAAGAAATTGCTAGGCATTATTCTGCAGCAATGGATTCTGTTAATCTTATCAATGGTGTTAAGCCTGAAATGATGGCAGATTCAGAATGGCAAAGCACTTTGCAAAGAAACAAAGCACATTTGGAAATCATGGTAGCCAAGACATATTGGACTACTGAAAACTTGCAACCATTCCATGATGCTATTGCAAAGGTTGCATAATGGAAAACATTACATTACAACCACAATTGGTCAATGCAATTTTGCAATATTTGGCAACCAGACCCTATCAAGAAGTGGCTGGTTTGATTGCTGAAATTCATAAACAAAGTCAACCAGAAACACCACAATAAAACAAAATGACAATACAAAATAAAACATGGGAGCAAATGCTCTTGATCAATGAGCTGAATTTTGCCAAGCAGCACAATCCAGAATATTACAGATGGAAACTCACAAACAATTATGAGCGTGCAGTTTTTCTGAAAGGCGATCCAGTTTATCCTCGAGAGGCCACACGATATATGTGGGCCAATCGAAATCTGCGTGGCAAAAAGATTTTGGAAATTGGCTGCAGCACTGGCTTTGGCACTCAATTTTTACCCAATGACATCGAGTATTTGGGATTGGATTATGACCCAATCATCATCGATGTGGCTCAAGATCAGCATTGGGGTGAAACCATCAAATTTTCATGCGCAGACATCAATGAAATCCAGCTGGCACAGTTTGACACCATCATTGCTTTTGAGGTGATTGAACATTTGGACAATGGGCTGCACATTGTTGAAAAATTAAAAAGTCATTGCAATCGATTATTAATCACAGTGCCATGGAATGAGCCAAAAGGATTTTGGGGAGAACATCACAAACTGCATGGCCTTAATGAAGATCATTTCAATGATTTTAAAATGGAATACATTGGCGAGCATGGATCAATCACATCAGAGCCAAGGCCCATCAATGAACACAATCGATTCAATTTGATGATTCTGAGGTGGGATCGTGGATAAGGTTTTATGCAGCATTGGCACTCGAGGCAGATATGACACAACGCTGCCACTGGCATTGGCGGCCATTATTAATCAGACCAAACGGCCAGACAAAGTGGTCATTTTTGATGACAATGAAAATCCAAGGGATGTCAGAAATGAGCTAATTTATAAAAATTTGTTTCAAATGATGGACATCAAAGGCATCGAATGGGAATGGAGGTTTGCTGCTAAAAAGGGAACACACCACAACCATCAAGCGGCCAACACCATGGGATACAAATGGGTTTGGCGCATGGATGATGATGCCATTCCAGAGGCCAATGTGCTGCATGAATTGTTTAGCTGGACGCTGCATGATCCCAATTTGGGCGCAGTTGGTGGATCGATATTGACACCACCATTGCAATTTGAAGAATCATTTCCAACGGCCACCATGGCCAACATCGATGCAGAGCCAAACATCCAATGGAAATATATTCACAAACGCAAAAAGGTCGAGCATTTGCATTGCTCATTTTTGTATCGAGCTGGCATTGTGGATTATCACTTGGGGCTTTCAAAAGTGGCCCACAGGGAAGAAACATTGTTTAGCAATGCTTTACATCAAAAAGGATATGATCTTTATGTGGTGCCCAATGCGGTCACTTGGCATTTGAAAAACCCCAATGGTGGCATTAGGTCAGAGACTGATCAATCAATGTATGCGCATGATGAGCAAATATTTCAAAACTTTCAAAAGTTTAAAAATAACACAATTGTTATATTGAATTGTGGCATGGGCGATCATTTGGTATTTTCTGAAATATTGCCTTACATCAAAAACCCAATTGTGTTTAGTTGCTACCCAGAAATTGTGGCTGGCGAATCGATTGCTGCAGCCAAAGCATTGTTTGGTGACATCGACCAGTGGAACATATATTTGAAAATGGCCCAATGGAAGTGGACAGGCTCACTCAATGAGGCATTCAGAAAGATGTATTTATGATCATTGTTTCTCCATACTCCAAAAAGCTGATGAATGGTCGGGAAAACCCTAAAAATTACCCATATTGGTCAGTTTTATTGATGGAAATTAAAGAAAAAGTGATACAAATTGGGGTCAGTGGTGAAAAGCAAATATGGCCAGACTTCAGACCCGATTTGCCATTGGATGAATTGAAAGAATTGCTGATGCAATGTCGGACATGGATTTCATGCGATTCATTCTTTCAACATTTGGGATACATCGAGAAAAAGCCTGGCATTGTGCTTTGGTCAGTATCGGACCCATTGATCTTTGGCCATCCAGAGAATGTCAATTTGATTAAAAGTCGGGATTATTTGGCCAAAGACCAGTTTTTGTGGTGGGAAGATCAAGAATACAAACATGATGCATTTGTCGATCCTGATGAGGTGGTCAAGGCATTGGAATTGTTTTAAAATTGGCCATCATTTAAGGGTGGACAATGGACGCTGAAATCGACAAAAGACTGGCAGTGCATGAGGCAGTATGTGCTGAGAGATACAGAATCATCCAAGAGCATTTGACGGCTGGCGAAAAGCGAATGACCAAGATTGAGTATTTGCTCTACACAGTGATGGCTTTGGTGTTACTTGGACCAGGCGTGGCAGCCACCTTTTTCCATAAATTGTTTGGGTTCTAAAAATTGATCCATTTACCCTTGTCGCACTTGCAAGCGGAGCTTTTAAACTCTGCAAAGATGCGTGTGAAATGTACAAGGAAGGAAGGCAAATTGTCACCGATGCAGTCAAGGAAATTGATGGCATTGTCAAAGATGCCAAAGATGTCCAAAAAAAGGCGAAAGGATTGTTTGGATTTTTAACTGCTATTTTTGGCCAAGATAAAAAAATAAACGCAGAAAATGCACAAAATGTGCAAAAAGCAGCTCCAAAAGCTGCCAAAAAGAAAAAAGAGCCACCACCAGAGTTTGATGAAAATCTCATTTACCAGCAAGTGAGTGATGCATTGATCAAATTCTTTCAAGCCTACAATGGCCTAAAAAACTATAAAAAAGAACAAGAGGAGCTGGCATTGCACGCTACCAATGAAGAAGGCAACGAAATTGCTATCAAGTTGGTCATTGCTGATTTACAAATGGAAAAATTGAATTCTGAGCTTTCAAATTACATGGTCTATCATGTGCCAAGTGAGTTGAAAGATTTGTATTCAAGGGTCAATGAACAAATTGGGCACATTGCGAATGTCCAAGCACTTGCAAGACGAGAGGAGTTGTTGGCAAAGAGGAAAGCACAATGGCAACGAAACCAAAAAGCGGATTTAGTCAAAAATCGAATGGTGGTTTCAGCAATTACAGTTCTAATGATTCTGTGGATGTGGGGAATGATTCTAAGTCTGACACACCAGCTTTAATATTGATTGTGATTTTGCTCATTGTGATTTTGCTTTTTTTGCCATTGCTGGCGTGGATGTATACCGATGTCAGAAAAATGGAAATTCGAGTTGATAAGGCTTTGACCAGAATTGAGGGAAAATGAAATATCTGATTTTGATTGTTTTGATGTTGTTGGCTGGCTGCCATGATCAATATCGGTATTTTTGCCAAGACCCTGAAAACTTTAGCAAAGATGTTTGTCAAAGGCCAAGATGTGAGTTTGATCAAGATTGTCCAGATTATTTAGTGGCACCAATATTGGAGAAGAAAATTGAAGGAAATACTGCTGGCATTACTCAACAGTCCCAAGGACAGACTCAATGCAGATGACATCGAAGTCAGAGTCAGGGCATTTGTAATCATTGTCGTTACTTTGATTTTGTTTTTCATTGTGGTCACGCTGATCTATAGCGTGATGTTTGTGAGCCAGCCTATCAAAGCCATGGCCCCAATTGACCAGGCATTTACCAAAATGCTCAATGACATTGTGCTTTTGATCGTGGGGGGCATTGGCGGTATTATGACCAAGGGCATCAGCAATGAGGCCACCAACATGATGAATGCAGCCAAAGGCAATACTGCTGCATATGTGGCTCCTCCTCCACCACCAGTGGTTATGATGGCCCCATCAACCAATTGGACTGCACCACCACCACCAGCTGGGCCACCAACATTGGAAGACCAAGAGGAGCGTTTGAGGACTGCCCAGGCTCGAGAAAGCACAAAAAATGTTTAGTTGGCTTTCATGGTTTTTTGATGATTTGTTTTATTACATTGCAATCATTGCACTGATCGGTGGAGTGATTGCATACACTCTTTCATATTTGGTGGGGTTTCTACCAATGTTGAAGGCCCATGCACTTATATTAAAAGTGCTTGGAATTTTTTTGGTCATTACAGGNGGTTATTATGTCAGCGATCATCATGGTTATCAAAGACGCATGGCTGAAGATCAAGTCGAAATTGACNGNCTTAATCAAGAAGCAAGAGCCAAAGAATCCGAGTTAAACAAAAAGCTGGCGCAAACTGGCGCAGCACTCAGGAAATCAAAAGATGAAAACAAATCNAAGCAAAGCAGCATTGATGCTGACATCGATGCTGGTCGGCTGCAGCTCCCCACCAGTTGTGCCTTACAANCCAATTCAGATGCCACCANTGCCAGCGGAAATACAACCAATGGAGCCGAGTCTTCAAGACAGGCTCTTAAAGATATTGTCCAAATCGCAGCAGANGGAGACAATGCNATCATCCAGCTCAACAGTTGCATTGCCACCTATAACCAAGTGATGGAAACAGTCAATGGGGGCGTGAAATGATCACATCAGAGCAGCTGATCGAGCTGAAAATCGATCCAGTTTGGACGATCCCACTCAATGACACATTTGATCGATGGGGCATTTCAACACTTGAAGAACAGGCGTGTTTCATTGGCCAATTCTCATATGAGTCAAATCACTTTAAAGATTTGAGTGAGAATTTAAATTATCGGCCAGAAACGCTGATGAAATTGTGGCCAAAGCGGTTTCCATCGATGGATGAGGCTTTAAAGTATGCCCATCAGCCAGAAAAAATTGCCAATCACATTTACTCAAATCGTATGGGTAATCGAGATGAGGCATCAGGAGATGGCTGGCGTTTCAGAGGATCAGCAATTTGTCAATTGACTGGACATGATAATTTTTACCATGCTGGCCAAGCATTGGGCATCGATCTGGTACACAATCCTGACCTGGCACGCACACCCAAATATGCTGCACAAATTGGTGGCTGGTATTGGAAAACGCATAAGTGCAATGAGGCTGCACAAGCCAAAAATTACAACAAACTCACAGAAATCATCAATGGGGGATTATTTGGTGCAGAGCAGCGCATTGCAGTGATGCACCAATGCGAAAGAATCTGTGGAGCCTAATGCTCTTTCAGATATAGATAAACCATCAATCCAATGGTGCTGAAAATAAAGGCAATCAATCCCAGCAAGCCGAGAGCGATTGCCCACATAAAAATATTAAACCAATCAAACATTTTTGATATTGTAATCAGCAGCGTTGATTGAATA